CAAGTAGAAAAAAAACCATATAAAAAAGGACAACGCTCCGAAAAACATAAAAACAAACAATAATGGCAGACGTAAAAAAACATCTAATCACGATGCTTGAGCGCGAAGCTGAAGCACAAAAAGCCAAAGCACTTTTGACTTTGGAATTATTATCTAACCATGCAGCGGGAATTGGTGACCACTCAACAGGGGACTTCTACAAAAATGCAGAAGAGGCTCTCCAAATGTTAGTGGATGCTGATGATAAACTTGAAGCTTTATTAAAATATTTCCCAAAATTATGAAAAAATTTACAGTAGTTGGTGTTCGTACTATTGATGAATACGTTACCTACACCGTAGAAGCTGAGACAGAGGAAGAAGCCTTAGAAATGGTTGAAGACGGAGAAGTAGAAGATAACGGAGACCATTGGCATAAAGATACAGGTAGTGGTGAGGATTTTTACATTCAAGATGATGAATCTGATGAGGAGGAAGAAGATGAAGATGATGAGTAAAATCCTCAAAAAACTTGAGTGGTATTTCGACTATTATTTTGCATGGATGCTTTATAATGGAAACAAACAACACCGATACATCGAGTATATGGAAAAAAAATGGGGGCACAAAAAAAATGAATTTGAAAATTGAAATGGTTAATCACCCTTCACACTATGGAGGAGAGGAAAATCCGTATGAAGTAATAAAAGTTTGTGAGGCTTGGGATTTGGACCAAGACGCTTATCTATTCAATGTAGTAAAATATGTTGCCCGAGCAGGTAAAAAAGATTCATCCAAAGAGTTGGAAGATTTGAAAAAAGCTGCTTTCTATCTAAACAGAAAAATAGAAAATCTTCAGAAATGATTATTTGGATGACAGGACAACCTGGTTCAGGAAAAACCACCTTAGCTAAAGAGATTACTTTCGATAGACCATCATGTCAATGGTTTCATATTGACGGAGATGACATCAGAGAGTTGTTTCAAAATAAAGATTATTCTGAGGTAGGTAGGAGAAAAAATATTGAGCTAGCTCAACAAATTGCAGAGTATCTTGAATCCAAAGGTAAAAAGGTCGTTGTTTCCCTTGTTTCCCCATACAAAGACCAAAGAGAATATTTCAAGAAGAAGATGGGTAACAAACTCATAGAAGTTTATGTCCATACTAATGAAAAAAGAGGAAGAGAGGAGTTTTTTGTTGAAGATTATGAACCACCAACAGAAAATTTTATAGACATAAACACAGATAACATCGAACCAATGGTTTGTGTAAATTTAATTATGGAATATGCAAAAATTTCACGTTGAGGGTGACCCGAAATTAAAGAACACCAGTTCCAAACAATACTCAATGTTTATAGGACGTTGGCAACCTTGGCATTCGGGTCATAAGTGGTTAATTGACCAAAGGTTGAATGAAGGAAAAAATGTTCTTATCTGTATTAGAGATATCCAACCCGACGAAAAAAACCCTTTTACTGCTAGTCAAGTAGAAGCAAACATAAAAAAAGAATTATGGAAATATTTGACCGATGAGAGGGTAAAGGTTATGATTATACCCGATATTGAATCCGTAAATTTTGGGAGAGGTGTGGGATATGATATAATTGAACATATTCCACCACAAGAGGTTGGAGAGATTTCAGCCACTAAAATAAGAGAACAATTGAAACAAGAAGGAAAACTATAATGGAAACTAACAAAATTTATCAAGGTGATTGTATTGAGGTTATGAAAACATTCGCCGAAAATTCAATTGACCTCATAGTAACATCACCTCCTTATGGTGTTGGAATCGATTATGATTCATTCGAGGATGATGTCCATTTCGATGAATACAAAGAGTTCTCCAAATCTTGGCTTACTGAAGCTTTCAGAGTTTTGAAAGACGACGGAAGAATTGCTCTCAACATTCCCTATGAAATCAACAGACAGGACAAGGGTGGTAGAATTTTCATGGTGTCTGAGGTTTGGTCAATCATGCAAAAAATTGGTTACAAATTCTATGGGTTAGTGGATTTGGATGAACAATCTCCTCATAGAAGCAAGACAACTGCGTGGGGGTCTTGGATGTCACCTTCGGCTCCATACATTTATAATCCAAAAGAGTGTATTGTTTTGGCTTACAAAAATAAACACATTAAAAAAATCAAAGGGGAACCCGAGTGGGTTGGAGTCATAGATGAAGTTGAACAAGAGGATGGAACTAAGAAAAAGAAAACCCTTTACACAGACGAACAGAAAAAAGAATTCATGGATTTGGTTTATGGTCAGTGGGGTTATTTCGCTGAGACCAAACAATTGACTAAAGCCACTTTTTCATTGGACATACCACTCAAAGCGATGAAGATTCTAACTTATAGAAATGATTTGATTCTTGACCCATTTGCTGGTAGTGGTACAAGTTTGGTAGCTGCTGTTATCTCAGATAGAAGATGGATTGGAATCGAGTTGTCAGAAAATTATGCTGAAGTAGCTCGAAAAAGAGTCCAAAAGTTTATAGATAAAAAAAATCAACCTGAACTTGATTTTGAAAAGGGGTCATAACCCCTTTTTTTGTGCTCGGTATATTTATAATAAATTGAATTATTATGGTCGAAGAACTAATAAAAAAAATGGTACAACTTCAATTACAATGGAAGTTTTTGCATTGGCAAACGTTTGGTGATGCCAAACATAGAGTCTATGGAGAAATTTATGATGGTTTAGGTGATTTGATAGATGAATTCACAGAGACTATGATGGGTAAATACGGAAGACCAAAGTTCGACCCTGAGTTCGGATTGATGTTTCAGGACATTTCATCATTGAGCGTACAAAATTTTATTGATGGAATTACTGAGTTCTTGGTAAGTATCACGGACCAATTGGACCCAAAATATGATACTGACCTTTTAAATATCAGAGATGAAATGCTTGGTTTAATTAACAAATCTAAATTCTTATTAACACTAAAATACTAATGGCAAAAAAAATTGTAAGACTCACTGAGTCAGATATCAGAAGAATTGTTACCAAGGTCATTGCGGAACAAAGTGAGGAAAGAAAATTCATCAAGATACTTCAGAAATTTTTGAATAAAAAATATCCTGAAATGAAACTCGTAGAGGATGGTAAAACAGGTTCAGGTTCTCAAACTGAAAAAGCGATAATGAGATATCAGGGAGACTTGAAAGTCCTACCTCAAGATGGTGTTTGGGGTCCTCAAACCGCAGATAAAATGCCCGAAGCAGATAAAAGATTATTGAAGAAAATTTCAGCTGAAGAAGGTGATATTTTTGATAAATTCATTCATTGGATAGGGTGGGATTAATGAAAAAATTACTTCAAGAATCAGGATTAAGAGATATTTCGGCTTTGAGGAAAAGATACCCCAAAGCCGAAATTTATTTTCACCAAGACTTAGATGGAATCACAACAGCCATCGCCATGAAAAAGTATTTGGAGGATAATGGTATCAAAGTGGTTGATGCTCACGTAATCCAGTACGGAGACAAAGAATTTGCTGTGAAAAAGAATGATGCTGAGGGTGATACAATGCCTGTTCTTGTGGATTTTGCTCACGGAAAACCAATGTTCAAAATCCATACTGACCATCATGACAGACAAGTTGGTGCTGAACAAGGAGCTTCCAAGTCTTTTCGTCAAGCTCGCTCAAATGTTGAAACAATATCTCAAATTGTTTCACCTAAGGATATATTCCCATCTTCAGACATTTTATTAATTAGTACAGTAGATTCTGCCGATTTTGTAAGACAAAATGTGACTCCCGAAGAAGTCGTTAATTATATTTTTAAACTTGATAAAGACAAAACTCTTCAGAAGAACAAAACTCTACTCGGTTTAGTAATCAACAAATTAATTCTTGCCTTTAAAAATAGGAAGGGCTTCATGGAGAACTTGGTAATGAACTCTGAACCCTCTTTAATGTCGATACTGACAAATATCAAAAATTGGATGAGAGAAACCAATGCTGAAAGCACAGACGTACTTCAAAAACGTTCACAAGATTATTTCAAACAAATGAAATCTTATCCCAAAAGTATTGTTAAAGATGGTATCATTTACCAATATGGTGCTGGAAGTATGAAAACAGGTTCTTATGATAGATACACACCCTTTAGAATTCATCCTGACGCGGATTTTCTAATTCTCATGTGGCCCATGGGTCTTCTACAGTCATCATGTAATCCATTCAAGAAAGAAAGAAAACTAAAAGGTGTCAATTTGGGAGAGATTGCCCAAGAGGCTTTGGGGCATTTCGAAACACAACTAAAGAAAAGAATTATACCATTATCAACGTTGAAGTGGGTGAGTGAAGTCTCAGCTGGTCCCGAGAGTGTTGGTTTTACATTCAAAGACTTTGACGCACTTTTTGGAGGAAAAATTGCCATGTTAGACGGAGGTGAAGAAATTTTGAACAAGTCCAAAGCAATAATGAACAAACCTTTTTCTGAACTTACTGAAGAAGAAAAACAAGTATTAGACAAGATAGGAATTAATATGTGGGATTTCATTCAGGCAAATTCAGGGGGTCATAAGTGTATAACGAATATTTCAGGTTTGAATTATTTGGGTAGAAAAACAAGACCTTCAGAAGACCCATATAGATATGACCCAGACAAACCAGATGTTCCATACATCAAATTCATGAAACAAGTCGCCGATAGAATGTATAATATCTTATTACAAAAGATAAAAGAATCGGAGATGCAAGTTGAAACAAAATAATTTTTATTTTATATTTTGTGTATGTCAAAAAAAATATACACAAAAACTGGAGACAACGGTACAACGTCACTTTTAGGTGGAACTAAAGTACCTAAAGATGATTGGAGATTAGACGCATATGGGACCGTTGATGAATTAAATTCTTTCGTTGGTTTTTTATCTGACATGATGGCAAATGAAATCAGATTGTTCAGAAACTCTTTGGAACAATTGGATAAAATTCAAAATAATCTTTTTGTCATTGGTTCCTGTCTCTCATATGACCAACTTGGTAAAATCAGATTAGAATTAACTCAAATAAATGAGAATGACATCAATCAATTGGAACAATGGATTGATGAAATGACATTAGAATTACCCGAATTGAAAAATTTTATAATTCCTGGGGGTGATGCAATAATTTCCAATTGTCACATATGCCGCACAATTAGTCGAAGAGCTGAAAGAAGGTGTGTCCCGGCAGGACAGTACCCACTCATTTTAATTTACCTTAATAGATTAAGTGATTATTTTTTTACCCTTTCGAGATACTCAACTAAAGTTATGGGTTATAAAGATAAAATTTGGAAAAGTTAAAGGATATAATTCACAAAATCACCAGCCTCAATGTTGAATTTTTCACAACTTCCACCCGATAATTCCAAAACTATGTTCCCATTTCCACAATATGAAGGACAATTTTCCTCATCACAAGGGGGACAATCGTGATGGATATTTACAATTACATTATTTTTTATGATTATTATATCCAATGGTATTATACAATTTTTCATCCAAAAGCATTGTTTTTTTCCTCCCATGAGAAATAATAAACCATTGAAAGATTTGTTGAACTTTTTTCCCATCATTCCCCGAGCTTGGGATTTTTTGTCGATTAAAGTTTTGACATCAAAATAAACATCATTAATTTCAACTCTCATATTTAATAAATACGATGGAAGACAAAAGATACTCAGGGGTTATTGTAAAGTGTAACGACAAAATCCTTTTATGTAAAAGAAATAATTTAGGCTCGTTTCCTGGAATGTGGTCAATTCCCGGTGGAAAAATGGAAGAGGGGGAAAGTTCTAAAGAGAGTGCGAAAAGAGAATTTTTCGAAGAAACGGCTGTCGATATTGACAATGAAAATATAACCTTTGTTGGAGTCATCCCGAGACACACAAGAGATGGGAAAAAAATAAAAGGGTTTATGTATGTCTATCTTTTGGAAACTGAAAATGAAATAATTCCTGATTTAGAAAATGCTATAGACGGAGAAGAACATACTGACGCAAAATATTTTTCCCTCAAGGAATTAGATGAAAGTTTTATGGGTCATTATTTATATATGTTGGCTCAAAACATATTAGAAAAATGATTTATCTGATAATACCCTTGTTTGTTGTGATTGTCATAGGAATCTTAGGTTATTTGGACTTGGAGAAACAACTTCACATCTATGAAGAGGAATTAAAAAAACAAGAAAAAAAGTCAGAATAAAATTGATTTTCAGACTTTTTGTGATATTTATACTACACTGCTTGCCAAGAGCAGAACATCCCCAAAATAAAGTTTCACTTTTTATTTGGTAGTTTGAGAAATCATTTCTATCTTTGTGAAACGAAACTAATCCCACAAGAGAAAAATTTCGAGAGTTATTTAGTACCTTGTGGGAATTTTTTTCTAAAGTTCTTTAAAAAATTCTACCCAATGTTTAACCAGAGCATGACTTGGATGGCGACACGGGGAGTTGGGTAGTTAATTTATATCGCGTGGTAGTAGCAGCGGTAGCTCGTTAGGCTCATAACCTAAAGGTCGTCAGTTCGATTCTGACCCACGCAACAAAAAAAGTTCTTATAAAATTTGACAGTCTGAAAATGACTTCTTATCTTTGTAAGACAATTGAGGGAAATCGTTTCCGAAGGTTCGGAGT